GCTTATCATCTTGAACTCTTTCAATTTTACGCTTTGCCTTTAAAGTCTCAGTGAATTCAAAGCCAAGACCAACAGTATTCATCACTCTTGCATTAATTGCAGCATAGTGAATAGAACTTTGATCATAAAGATGTGCAAGATTGTCTAAATCATATGGAGGGTTAATAATGTCCCATAGTGAGTATCCATTAACAACAAGAGGATCAATATATTTAGTACCAGTACCATCTTCGCCTTCATATTTTTTTTGAAGTCTTTGTGCTTTTCTTTTCATTCGTGGAGAAAGAGAGGACATTTTTACTGAAACAAACGGGTCTGTTATCTTTTTTTCTGCATCAAAAGCATTATATGAAATATCATCAAATTCCAGTTCTACTTGTTCATCTTGAACAACTTCCATTTTTTGAATCATATTGTCCTCTGGTGTGCAAAGTATGCATCAAACATATCTTCGTATGGATCGGCAATTAAGCCGTTAGAAAGTCTTTCAGCTTGGTCATCTCTTTCAGAAGATGTAATCTTTCTTGCTCCAGCAACCCATCTAATGGTTCCTTCTTCAGAACCTGTCCAGTACTTAGCAGCTTCTGCAACGGCTTTTTCAATACTAGGATCATTCATCAAACCCTCTGCTGAAAGAACACCATCGCCATCTGATAATGGGAAACCATCAGGCATCATCCAAAGACAAACGCCATAAGATCTTTCAGGAACCCAAATTTTCTTATTTTTAATAATGTCAGAACTCATATAGATACAATTCTACATCACTTTCTTTAAATTATCTACACACTGGCGACAGTTTTATGCAATTAGTGAGCAATGTTGTCTTTAATAAGTTTGATTTCACAACTATCTGTTGTGCAATAACTCTCTCCAACTGCATCTGCAGCCATTCCTGCATATACACCAGCAAAGTCAATTGGGAACAATCTCATCTCGCCTTCTTCAACATATTCCTTTTCAGTAATCTGTGTATAAGGCATTTGTGGATAAGTAAAGTTTCCAGAAGGCAAGAATGAAACAGTTTTAAGTTGACCATCGTACATGTGAAGAACTGTGCCAACATGTTTTTGTTCAGTTTCTGAGTCAAAAGAGATTGTTACTGATACTGAGTTATCTGACCAATACCTTTGAGCAACAGAAGCAATCGCCATCTTTTCAAAGATAGTTACATCACGCTCTGCTCTTTCGGCATCAGATTTAATTGGGAAAAATACAACGGATGTTGTGTCTGGGGATTCGGAGGCTGGTTCAACACGATAATTTGCCATTTTGAACAGTGGAAGCATTGGATCATCATTTCCAAATCTAATTGCACGAAGGAAATATTTACCGCCCGGAGTCCAATGAACACCTGGGGATTCACCTGCAAGAATTGAAACAGTGCCCGAAGGCTTAACGGTTGTCATCTTGATTGATTCACGAATACCGAACCACTCAGAGTAAATATTGTCATATCTCTTAACCGTTTCATAACCGCTATTCATCCATTCACGAAGAACTGGGATTCCATTAATATCGGCAAAGTTCGCAATCCCAGACATGGATGCTCCAATACGGCGATTTCTCTGCATGATTGCATTTGTCTTTTCCCAATGAGTTGGAAGAAGAGTTACAGTCTTTGCGTAGAGGTATGCAAACTTTAAAGTTCTCTTATAGTCCTCAAGTGACTCATGGCGATTTAAATAAGTCTCAACGAGCGTACAGCACTCATAGGACTCAAGTGACTGCTCTGCACAAGGGTTGTATCCAGCAACACGCCAGTCTTTGTTATTTGGTGGATCAATTAGTCGGCCATACTTACGAGACATGTCCATCCAAATAACTCCAGGCTCTCCATTAAGTGCAATACCATCAACAATATTTGAAATATCAGCACCAACAGTTGTTTCAATAGAGTTATTACTCATCCAACCCCATCCCGGATTTTCAGAGTCATAAGAGTTTCTCTCAGGAAACTTTTCTACATTCTTAAGATTTAAAAACTCTTCCGTGTTGCGACCAATAAATAATTCTGCTGAACGGCGAACATTCCCCGAGACAACACATACTCCAATAAGGTTTCCAATATCTGCAATATCAACAGCAGTTATTTTTTGTCCCGCACGACCATGAAACATTTTCTTAATAGCCTTATGAAGTTTAATCAATGGCTCTGGACCAGAGGCAGTCCCCCCAAAGGTTGCAATAGGAGAACCAAAGGGGCGAATAAGAGAATAATCAAACTCAATAGTTGACTGATCAGGCTTCAGGTATGAGTTAATCAAATCTCCTGTTGCTCTTGCCCAGCTTTCACGGTCGTCTGCAATTAGGTCTACAACAACTGATTCTTTTGGCTGATAGATATTAAATTCTTTATCTGAACCTTTATCGTCAAAACCGACTCCAATGCCGAGCATTGATGCTTCCATTAAAAACATGAAAGGCTCTGCTGGATTATCTTTTGTCATTTCATTTGTTGAAACAAAGGCACAGTTTTGCAAAGCAGCAGAGTTCTTGTGAATGTTGACAAGTGGTGTTCCCATAATCCAAAGACCACGACCGGGTGGAGTCCATTTGAGATTGAACAAACGATCAAAGGCTTCTTTAGCACTAGCTTGTGCTTTTGCTCCATTCCAAGGAAGCCTGTTCTTTCTGCAATGCTCTTTCTGCAAAGAGTACATCCCGTTAATAACTCGTTCACATACATCAACCCAAGTTTCTTTGGTTCCATCCGCTTTCTTGCGAGAATATGTTCTTAAAAAAGTAATTTCTCCTACAGAGTTTCCTGCTGCATCTTTATATCCGAATGGTGCTTTTTTTTCTTTGTATGATGAAACAAAATCTTCATTTAATCTGAAAGTAAAAAGAGCTGTTGTCTCTAGTGTTGGTGTAATGGTCATTAAATCTCCTAAAATTGGTGTATATCAATATTATCAAACATTGACAGACTTTGGAATAATTAATACTTGGGTCAGTTAAAAGTTTTCTGATAATCTTCGTATCGGAGAAGTATCTTATCAGCGACTGCACCCCAAGACCACTCGGAGTGAATAGTTCTTGCGGATCTTAAAGCAAAATTTGAAATTTCTTGATATTCATTAGCAACATTTCTCATTGCATTTAAAAGTTCATCAAAATTTGGAGAAGCCCAATAGCCGGTATCGTCATTATAGACATGATCATGCCAATCGGCTTTAATCATTGTTGCAGAGATTGGAATTCCTAGTTGGGCATAGTCTATACAGCCAGTTGCGTTTGTAATAATCGTAGGTAGACCCGTTGCCATTGCTTCAAGAGGAATTAATCCAAAACCTTCACCACTTGTTGGATAAACCAAACAATGACATTTATGATACAAGCGAACTAAGTCATGTATCTCAAGAATAGCTGGAATTCCCATAATCTGAGGATGATTGATTGCAGGCACTAGACTGTCATTAATATAAACTTCTGCATGACAATAGTTATTGTACTTAAGAATCAATTGATAATCTAAATCACCATCATAAAGCTCTAGAAAAGCATCAACAACAAGTTGTGCATTCTTTCTTTTAGAATCTCCACCTACATGAAGAAAATTAAACTTTCCAGTCAATTCTCTTTCAAAAATTTCCCAGTCTGAAGAAACGCCGTGAGGAATTACATGAATGTTTGCATTTACATTATTCTGAATATAAACATCTTTAACAAAATTAGAGGTTGTCCAGACTTCATCACATTGACTCATGTTATACAACCAAGCTTTAGGAACTTTAGTAGACTCCCAAGGAGTATAACCAATTTTGTATTTATTTCTTAATTGATAATAATGAGGATTGCAGAAGTTGATATGATAATCAAGCTCTTCCCTATTGTAGAAGACAGCAGTTTGCTTCTCCTGTAAGGCTTTGATTGTATTAATACCAGCATTATAATAACCTTGGCTATACCAAAGTTCACCAGACTCATCTAAATTGTTAAGGCTGAACCAGCTTATTTTATTCATTTGTTTTAAAAATTCTGATCATTAACATTGGCATCTAAACACTTTACACCTTTTGCCATAAGAGCGAGTGCTGTTTCTTCAGATATTTCACAAGTTATTGGTCGATCTGTGTACATACACCTTGTTGCTCCCAGATAAAAGTCATCAAAATGAAAAATTGTGATGTGTTCAGGGTCTACGATTATAGCAGGGCCATAGTCATCAGACTCAACAACTGCTATTATTTCCATGCTATCAATCATATCACTCCTTGTAATATTAGTAATCTAAGTATATATAAGTATATAAAGTATATTTAGCATACTTAGTATACTAAGCATACTAGTATGGGGAAGCACTAGAACGCTTCAGCGTACACCATTTTTTTGCTCAATGTCGAAATAAAATGCTTTTTTTTTAAACAATTTTCTTTCAAACCCTGCTATGGTGTAAAACTATGGATTACAAAAATAAAATTTACGATGTTTTAGACCACGGTGAGGTTGAATTGCTTGATGTTATGGGCAACGATCTCTCAGTAGTTAATGCTGCCAAAGTTTCCTTTGCAGCGCAAGTTAAGGAGATTAATGAATCTTCTATTGGACTTATCAATTACTTAATGAATAATAAACATGCAACACCTTTCGAGCATGTAATTTTTAAATTTAGAGTTAAAGCCCCAATCTTTGTCACAAGAGAATGGATGAGGCATCGCTGGTCGTCATTTAACGAGATGAGTATGAGATATCATGTTCCTTCAGTTATTGATTACTACATCCCCGCAAATAGCAATATTCGCAAACAAGTTGGGAAACCGGGAGCATATACATTTGAAGAGATTGAAGACTCAGAACTAAAGTCTTTAGTTACTAGACGTATGCAAGAAGTAATTGGCTATGCAGATCTTGTTTATAGAGATTTGCTTGAACTAGGTGTAGCAAAAGAAGTAGCTCGATGTGTCTTGCCAGTTTCTCAGTATACAGAGTTTATCTGGACAGTTAATGCTAGAAGTCTTATTAACTTTATTTCTCTAAGAAATGAGTCCAATGCTCAGTACGAAATTCAGCAATATGCAGTAATTATAGAAAGTTTTTTTGCAAATACTTTGCCAATTTGTCATGATGCTTTTCTTAAATCAGAAAGAAATGCTATTTAATGAAGATATCGCACTACCCAGAGGATGGGGATTTTAATGACATTGAAACTCTATCAATTACTATAAAGGCAATCCCCTTTGAGGGTAATTTTGTCCCAGCTTTTGTTATTACATCTCCAGATGACGACTACACAATTACACTTGATGAGGTAAACTGTTTAATGGATGGCGTTGAAATCGCCCAAAGAAAAGTTGATGATATTATTACTTTTATCCTAAGAAGTAAAGTTTTTAATGACAAGGAGGATGAAGATGTTGATGGGGAGAGTGATTCCTGATTTTCCATATCCAATAAAACTGTGCCCATATTGCAATAAAAAGCTGATGGTTGTGAATGCAGTTCATTGGCAGGGGGATGAGCATCAGTTTAAAGCGGTCTATTTAGATCCAAACCCTACATGCCCAATCTATGACGAAGAAGCGATGCAAGCTTATGCAAGAATCTATTACTCTTCTGAAGATGCATTTGAATACTTTAGAGATGTAAAGATTCCAGTCCAAAGATGGTCTAGAGACGAACTTTATTCCGTGTATCAATAGAAATAATGATATAATTGTCTCACCATGTCTATAAAATTAAACTTTCTAAATGAAGAAATAGCGAAAGCTGACGAAAAAATTAATGGTTATCCAGCTGCTACTCAAGACATTTCTGTAAATATTAGAAATAGGCAAGACTGTATTGATACTGCAAAATATGGCCCTATGAACCCAGCTCTGCCCAATAATGAATTTTGGCAACAAAAAGCAGATATGTTTAAAACAACTGTTGATGAGGCTAAAAGTGCAAGATGTGGAAATTGTGCGGCTTTTATCCAGACTTCTGAAATGATTGACGCTATGGCTCACGGACTTGGTGGAGAATCTGAGGCTTATGCGATAATTGAAGTTGCCAATCTCGGTTTTTGTGAAATATTTGACTTTAAATGTGCTGGTTCAAGAACATGTGATGCATGGGTCGTTAATGGTCCAATTACTGATTCAAATTCTGTTGATGAAGTTCAATTGGAAGAAACTATGAAGTCATTAAAAGAATGGTTTAAAGAAAAATGGGTAGATATTTCAAGACCAAAAGCCGGTGGTGGTTTTGAACCTTGTGGTCGTGATGATGCAAATACTGGTAAATACCCAAAATGTGTTCCAGCATCTAGAGCAGCAAGAATGACACCGGAACAAATTGCCTCAGCAGTTCGCAGAAAGCGCACGGCAGAATCAACTCAAACAAGAGATGGCAAAAAACCAATTTATGTATCAACAGACAAAGAAAAAGTAGAGAAAGCAAATATTCCTACAGATCCAGAACTATATGCAAGAGTTAAAGCGGAAGCAAAAGCTAAGTTTGATGTATATCCTTCAGCTTATGCAAATGCATGGCTTGTTCGTGAGTACAAAAA